TTTGATGCAGAAGTCAAACAAGCATTCCAAGGTAAGGCTATGCTTGTTGGTGCTGTGCGTCAGCGTAGAGGTGTCGAAGGCTCAACAGTAAAATTTCCTAAAGTCGGTCGTGGTGTAGCTACAGCTCGCATTACTCAGACTGATGTAACCCCAATGAACGTAGGCTTCAGCTCAGTGACTTGCACACTGCAAGACTGGAATGCAGCTGAGTATTCAGACATTTTCTCCCAGCAAAAAGTAAACTTTGACGAGCGTCAAGAACTCGTACAAGTTGTAGCTTCTGCAATGGGTCGTAGACAAGACCAGTTAATTCTGGATGCATTAGGTTCTTCTGGTACTTCATTGACAGTTGCTAACAGCATTGGTGGTTCTAATACCAATATGAACTTAGCTAAACTGCGTGAGGCAAAGCGCTTGCTCGATAAGAATAACGTACCTGCTGAAGGTCGTAATATTCTGATTCATGCAAACGGTTTATCTAACTTGTTGTCTGAGACAGCTGTAACCTCTTCTGACTTCAATAGCATCAAGGCTCTGGTACAAGGCGAGATCAACACATACTTAGGTTTCACTTTCCATGTATTAGGTGATCGCTCTGAAGGTGGTTTAGCTATCGATGCTTCTTTGGATCGTACTTGTTTCGCATTCCACAAAGATGCAATCGGCTACGCTGAAGGCATTGGTATGCGCTCCGAGATTAACTACATTCCTGAGAAGACTAGCTGGTTAGTCAACGAAGTATTCAGCGCTGGCGCTGTAACCATTGATGCGGAAGGTATTGTTCAAATTACCTGCCGTGAATCTTAATAGGGGGCTGACATGGCATTTAATAAAGATGGCTTTGCAACAATAGCAGCCAGCAAAGCTGGCAATGCACCGTCAATTTATTCTTACAAAACAGCTGATACACAAGCAACTGTTAATACCGTTAGCTATTTTGACAGCATTGCATCGCTGTTAAAAGTTGGCGATGTTATCTTTGTTTATGACAGCACTACACCTAGCCTCGTATTGACTTACGTCAATGCAGTTTCTGCTGCTGGTGTTGTTGATATCGCTGATGGTACAACTGTAAGCGCAACTGATACAGACTAATCTGGTCTGAATCAAGCACAGGGCTGCTCTTGCACAACAAGGGTAGCCCTTTATCACATTAAGGATCTGACATGGCTGCTGGAGATACCAGTTTATCAATCTGCTCTGATGCATTGATCATGTTGGGCGCTCGTCCAATATCGTCATTCAATGACGGTACTGATGAGGCTAATGTAGCTGATCGACTTTATCATGACATCAAAAATCAAATCTTGATGACCTATCCTTGGTCATTTAGTTTTAAAAAGGAGCAACTAGCTAGGCTAGTAACTACTCCAACCAATGAATACAAATATGAATATGCTTTAACTGGTGATCGTTTAGGATCTCCTCGCAAGATATTCAACACTGGAAATGTTGGCGCTTATCCAATCCAAAACTACAAAATCATGGGTGATAAGGTGCTGACTAATGAGCAAACTATTTACGCTGAATATCAGTATTCAACTCCAGAATATGCTATGCCATCGTACTTTGTGCAGCTGCTCAAATATGTAATGGCTTGGCACTTTGCTTTACCAATCACAGATCAAGTAGATAAGGCTCAATACTGGCAGAGCGTGGCTGTTGGCTCACCAGCTGAGAATGGTCGTGGTGGTTATATGCGTACATCAATCAATATTGATGGACAGAATAATCCTGTGCAGTCTATTGAAGACTACTCATTGATAGCGGTTAGATACTAATGGCACGTTTCGTATCACTCCAGACAAACTTCTCTTCAGGAGAGATGGATCCACTACTATTGTCTCGTGTGGATCTTGCCGCCTATCAGAATGCTTTGTCTGAGGCTACTAACGTAGTGATCCAACCACAAGGTGGATTGAGACGTAGAGCAGGTTTAAGGTACTTATCCGCATTACCTAATAGTGGATCAGAGTCTGCTGCTAATGGTGTGAGATGCGTTGCGTTTGAGTTCTCAACTTCTGATAGTTATATGCTTGTTTTCACACATAACAGAATGTATGTGTACCGAAACAAGGTATTAATTACGAACATCAACGGAACTGGCAACAGCTATCTCAGCACATCGGCTGTAGGTTTAACTGGAGCAAGGCTGGCTAGAATCTGCTGGACTCAATCAGCTGATACTTTAATTGTGGTTCATCCATCTATAGCGCCAATTAAGATTGTACGTGGAGCCACTAATTCTAACTGGACTGCATCAGCAATTACGTTTAACTCTGTACCTAAGTATGCGTTTACTCTTAGCGTAACAAATCCAGCTGCTACGCTGACACCATCAGCCGTAGCCGGAAAGATCACACTAACCGCTAGTGCATCAGTATTTACGGCTGGCAGTGTTGGGCAGTACGTGAATGCTAGTCCACAGGGTAGAGCCAAGATTGTTTCCTATACATCAGGCACAGTGGTAAACGCTATTACAGAGTTCCCATTCTTTAACTCGTCAGCTATTGCATCAGGCAGTTGGGATTATGAATCTGGCTATGAGCCTGTATGGTCAAGCACAAAAGGCTATCCTGCTACGGTTACATTCCATGAAGGTAGGCTTTACTTTGGTGGTAGTGAATCTAGACCATCCACTATTTGGGGCAGCAAGGTAGGTATATTCTTTGACTTTGAAGCTACCGAAGGATTAGATGATGATGCGCTAGAGGCTACCCTAGACACCAATACTTACAACTCAATTACTGACATGATCTCAGGTCGAGATCTGCAAGTATTTACAACTGGTGGTGAGTTCTATATTCCTCAAAATGGATTAGAGCCAATTACGCCAACCAACTTTTTCGTAAAGACAATTAGTCGTAATGGTAGCAAGGAAGGCATTCGAGTACAGCAGCTAGAGTCTGGAACTTTATTTATTCAGCGCCAAGGCAAGTCATTAAATGAGATGGCTTTCTCGGATACTCAGCTGACATATTTAACAAATAAGATTTCTTTGCTGGCTGGTCATCTATTAAAGAATCCTACTCGACTAGGTTTGCGTAGGACTGTAGCTACAGACGAGAATGATTTGCTGTTAATCGTCAATAGCACAGCTGGCACAATGGCTGTCTTCTCATTGCTACGTCAACAGAATGTTATTGCTCCATCAGAGTTTGTTACCGATGGTGAGTTTATAGATGTTGGTGTTGATATCACTACAATATATACAGTGGTTAAACGTACTATTAATGGTACTACTCAATACTATGTAGAGTATTTTGATGACGATACTTACACAGATTGCGCTGTCAAAGGTGGTGCAGCTGCTAGTGCGTCAGCATCACATTTGATTGCTGAGACGGTTAATGTAAAGCTAGATGGCACTATCCAACCTGATCAGGTAGTACCAGCTGGTGGTACTGTTACTTTTCCTCGTGCGTCCACCTCATCATATGAAGTTGGGTTGCCGTATACAGTAACCGTAGCTACACAGCCAATAGAATTAAGACTAGCAACTGGCACTCGCATTGGATTTAAAAAACGTATTGTGGAAGTTAATGCTGTGTTAAAAGATACGCAGCATATAAAGATTAATAATATCGAAGTGCCTATCAGAAGTTTTGATACTGCCAGCATATTGGATGCTGACATTCCAGACTTCACTGGCATCAAGGTATTACATGGGATCTTGGGATATTCTCAGGACGCAAAGATTACAGTATCTCAGAATCTCCCATTGAAAATGACGCTGCTTGGTATTGAGTACAAAGTAGCTACGCATCAGGGGACTTAACATGGCACAAATTGCACTTATTGCACTTACTGCATTATCAGCTGTTAATAGCATTCAAGCTGGTCAAGCTCGTGCAAGACAATTACAGTTACAAGGACAGCAAGCCAGTCTTGAAGGTAAGCAACGTGCATTGCAGAATGAGCAACAAGCAAACATGGTTTTGCAAAAACTAAATGAAACAAATGCAGCCGCTAGAGCTAGAGGATCAGCTGGTGGTGTTCAATCATTCCAAGGATCTGCTGCATTAATTCAAGATGTAAATGCTCGTAGAGCTGGGAGAGAATTTGAAGTGTCTTTAGCTAATGCTGCTGGAGCTGAAAGAATGGGGCAAGCACAAATGGCTATGTACGCATCAGCTGCTAACCAAGCTGAAAAGCAAGGATACTTCCAAGCTGCTATGTCAATTGCGTCTGGTGCATTCCAGTATAGTCAGTTAGGTGCAGCTCCGGCAGCTGCTCCAACTGTTGGCAGCGCTCCAACAGATACCTCTTCTTACACATTTAGACGGTAATAAATATGGAAAGTTTTATTAGGTAAATAATATGCCATTGCCAACATACCAACCATCTGGATTGCTATCTCAGCCTACTCAAAAGTTAGACTTTGCTGACTTGCGTGAGAGCGAGAGATCGTCACAAATGATAGGTCAGTCTCTTGATCGTTTGAGCGAATTTGCGTTTAAGGCTGCTGCTAAAAAGGCAATCAGAGAAGGTGAGCAATGGGCATATAACAACCCAATAACTCCGGCACAACTTGATAAAGCAAGTCAAGGTATTACTGATCTAGCTGCATCATTACCTAAAGCAGGAACATTCTTTGGTGACTCAGCAAGAAAAATACAGGCTGGACAATTAAGAGCAGATCTTGAGTTGGCTGCTAGAAGTGAAATTGCTGATATATCCAAAATGGTTGATGCTGGTCAGATAACCAATATGGCTCAACTTGATGACAGGTTTTACGGTATATCAAAAGGCTATGGAAAGTTTATTGCCAAGATAGATCCAGAGCAAGCTAACCAGTTTAGTGCATCAATTGCTACGGCTGCCAATCCAGTTTATCAATTGGCTGCAAGAAAGATTGGTGAGTTAGCAAGCAAAAAAAAGCAAGAGGAAACTAATGAAGCAATGTCTTATACAGACATGATACTTAGAAATAATATTGAAATTGAAACTGATGTTGAAAAGCTCGACAAGATGAATTCTGTTGAGCGTAAAAGAATATTAGACAATGCTGCTCTTACAAATGATCCTACTTTCTTTGCTGCAAAACAAAAGGAATTAGATACTTTGCAAGAAAGAGCGTTTGTCGATGTTATTTCTAAGTATGTACAAAGTGATGAGTTTTCACTTACTACTGGCGCTTTTAGTCTAGCAAACAGATTTAAAAAGCTTGAAGAGGGTAATGCTGGTAAATACCAAGGTGTATGGACAAAACTTCCTACTGAAACTCGTAAAAAAATAGTAGACCAGTTTTATGACTCTGAAAGTAAACGAGCAAAGCTAGTAAATGACGATGTGCAAATACAAGAAAAGCTTGGTAAAACTGAAGCATTCCAAACCTTGGATGATTTTTATCAAGGTAAAAAAACTGCTGATGAAACAATAAATGTATTGATACGAACTGGTCAGGCTACTCCATCGATATTAAAATCTATTCGATCAGGAGAAGAACAGGCTACGAATCCTAATATGTTTTTCTATGTTGAAGGACAGATTGATAAAGGGATTGTAAGTAAAGATGATATAGAAAAACTATATAACGATGGCAAGTTAAATTTAAAAGATGCTATCGGATTTA